TATTATTTATTACGGGTCAGATAAATCTTTCCGAATATACGTTTTTTCCACACCTTCGTCAACAAGGATTCCAACAGACAGACATCGTTAGTATATGTAGTTCAATTACTAAAAATGCAATAATGGTTACATCAACGGCGGAATTACCGAATATACTAGATTCATTAGTGACAAAAATGTTGAGTGGAAGAATGGGACCTGCGTTGCTGGATATTCCCATGGATATACAACGCGCACAGATCGATATTCCAATTGACTTAAATAAGAATCCATTTTCATCTGTGTTTCAGAAAACAGACTGTGATGACGCATTAAAAATCGCAATGGCTATTTTTACCGCAATCACGCAGGGAATCCTTGTAGCAGGACTTAGTAATTACGTGAACCAGATAATTAAGCAGGCAGGCAAAGAAGATTAGAAAGGACGGTGATCCTTTACGTCTCCCGGCACAGGGTTACGTGCAACAGTTTACTATTCGCAATTATTGAAATGGAAATGGCAGGTAAAATCCTGCTTTTTTTATTGCAATTTTTTAAGAAAAGAAAGGAGAGACAAATATGTCTAGACTTACAACCCTTGGGGTGACGTTTGGTTATGGAGTTGAAACAACCGCAGGAACCAAACCTACAAAATTTACACAACTTGAATTAGCATCATCCATTGGTGGTATTTCCCTTGATACAGAGCAGATTGATGTTTCCGCTCTGGAAGATTTTATAACTCAGTATGCCGCAGGTAGACAGGATACAGGTGGTACATGGGAAATCGAATTTATCATGGATCCAGACAAATCTGTTAAGCAGATTAAGAAACTGTACGAGGAATCTAAAACCGCAAAAACCGGTGGTAAGGCAACATGGTTCCAGGTTAATTTCCCAGATATGGCAGATGCATTCTTTGTAATTGCAGAGTGCGGTAGGGAAATCCCGATGCCGGAAGTTGGCCAAAATGAAGCTGCTACAATGTCTATTTCTCTCATCATTAGCAAGTATAAGGGACTTGACACAAAAGTAGAGTGGACACCGGCAACAGACATTTAATATCATGAATTTCAGGGAGGCTAAACATGATAACTTTAAAAGTAAATGACAAAGATTACAAACTTGTATTTGGATACGGAGCACTATTAAAAACAGATATTCTGGACAGAATCCAGAACTCGAACAAAGAAGGATTAAAAGGGGCAATTTCATTACTTCCAGAATTACTTCTTGTTGGTCTGCAAAAAAGGCACAAAGATGAATTTGGATGGGAAACAGAATCTGAAAAAGAAGTTGCTCTTGATAAGGTTTATGACCTTCTGGATGAGTACGAAAGCGAAAGTACAGAGGACAATCCGCAGGACGGATTTACGCTTCTTCAGCAAATGAATGATGAACTTGGTAAGAATGGTTTTTTATCCAGAATCATGAAGATGGCAGAAGCAGAGAACCAGAATGCAACCAAGATTCCGCAGGATCACAAGAAGAAATCCTAACTTTTCATGATGCTGTTTACCAGCACATTCTTCCGTTGTATTTGTCTTTAGGGGTTTCCAAAGCTGAATTTATGGATTCTACACCATCAGAGTTGAAGCCTTATTTGGATGCTGAAAAGTTACGCCAAGAACGTAAAGATGCCGAATTGTGGCAGGCAGGTATTTACACTACATCTGCTACCTTTACAGCAGTGGCTAATGCTCTTATGGGTAAAAAATCCAAAGCTAAGTATTATGAGAAACCACTATTGGAACAAGCGGAAGAAAAGAAAAGAGAAGAGGATGGGATTCTTTCGGAAGAAGAAAAGAAAAAGAGAAGAAATGCACTTCTTACAAGCCTACAACTTATGCAGGCGAACTTTGAATTGAATCATAGTGATGATGAAAAGGGCAGGCAGGATGAATAGTCTTGTCTGCCCTTATTTTTGATGAAAGGAGGGAGAATACATGGCTGAAAATACCATTGATACACTTGAACTACAAATTAGTAGTACGGCTGATGCAGCAGTCAAATCCATTAATAATATGTCCAGGGCATTGCAGAGTGTAAACAATACCCTTACTGGTTTGAATTCTCATGGCTTACGTAGCTACGCAAAAGGTATTGGACAAGTTACCGCAGCTATTCAATCCCTTAATTCTGTAAATACCGGAAACATTGCCAAAGCGGTAACACAGCTTAAAGCACTAAGCAATATAGATTTTAGTAAATTTGAAAATAAGAAACTGAAAATAGATGTTGAGATTTCTGGTGGTGATGCTGCAAAGAAAATGCAGTATGCCATTGAAAAATCTCTTGACCAAACCAAAATCGACACATCCAAAATTTCTGCACAGCTGATTAACGCTTTTGACTTAAAAGGTGGTGCTGCTTCCAGATTGAGAAAGCAGATGGAAACGCTGGCAGAACAGCTTACAGCTTCTTTTGATGGAAAATCGTCTTTTAATTCTGGCGAATGGGGAAAAACCTTAGACCAGATTGGAAATGATATTGTTAAAAGCGGTAAAACTGCAAGAAGTGAGTTGGGTAGTTATTTGGCAGGAGCGGAGCAGGAATGGATTGATTTTTATGATTTCTTCAAGAATAAGAAAATCTACGTTTCTGATATGCTTAAAAACGATGTCGGAAAGGGTGAATATCAGGATATTTTAAAGAACAATCTTGGTAATATCACAGTAGACCCACTTAAAGGAATTAATCTGGATAAATCATGGAGTGAACTTGCTGATAAATTCCCAACCCTGATTTCGCAAGACACAATTAATCAGGCAGATCAGCTTGTTACCGTCCTTGAAACTTTAAAAAAAGTAAGAGATCAGATCAAACCTATCAGCATTCAGGACTTATCCGGAGACGATTTATCATCGGCACAAAGCAAAGTATTTAGTCAGGTATCCGATGCCGCAAGTCAGATAGGCACCAACATTGCAAAGAACATCCAGGATGCAGCCAAAACAGCAGATGGTCAATTTCCGGTTGATATCAAAATCAATCAAGACAAGATTGTGCATGATATCAAAAGTGCAATCAGCAAAGCATCTTCAATTACTTATGACCCCGTAAAAGTAACCCTTGATGTTGATACAAAAGAGATTAAGGATTCGATCAGCCAAAAGTTAAACAGCATTGATGCAGGGCAACTTCCGCAAGTATCAGATGGGCTTGAGAAAATAAAAAATTCCTTGCAATCCATGGCTGGATTGGATTTAAAGAGCACTGGAATTAATTCCACAATCAATGCTTTACAGAGACTTTCCAGCACTGATTTGACGAATTTTGATACCACTAAGATATCCGGTATTTCTGACGCTTTATCAAAATTTGCAAATATACCCGACATTTCATCAAGCGTAAATCGCTTAGTTTCTTCTTTGGCTAAATTATCTGCATCTGGTGGAAGTATCGAAACTGTAACATCTACTCTTCCAGTGTTGGGTGATGCAGTAAGCAAGTTTGTGACAAATGCATCAAATGCCGGAGCAGTTTCCGGACAATTAAATACATTTATTGCATCATTAGCTAAACTGGCAACTGCTGGAAATAAAACAGGGCAGACTGCATCTCAGTTAGATTCCTTGTCGCAGGCAACATTGAATTTCTTCAATGTAATGAAGAATGCACCGGAAATAAGTGCGAACACATTACGAATGACAGAAGCACTTGCACAGCTGGCAAACTCAGGAAGCAAAGCAAATGCAGCTACTAATATGGTTGCAAGCGGATTTAACCGATTATCCAGTGCAGGCAGAGGAATTACCGGCATTGGTAGTAAAATCGCTTCTGCGGTTTCCGGGGCAAGTAATTCATTGCTTAGTTATGGTAATACTGCGACAGATACAGCAAAGAAAACAGGTAATCTGGTATCACAGCTTACCAGTCTTTATATAAAATTTTTTACGCTTAGTCGAATTATAAAATCTGTTTGGAAATCCGTTTCGTCTGCATCTGATTATGTTGAAACACTCAATTACTTCAACAGTGCTTTTGACCAAGTGACCGATGGCTTGGACACAAGCGGATGGGAAGATGCAGGAGCAAAATCAGCAGAGGAATATGTAGGCTCTTTTGAGAAACGTGCAAAAGAATTAACAAAAAAGCTCACTGGATTTGAAGTATCCGACGCAGGTGATCTAATGCGTTCTCAAAGCGGTAGCCTTGGCTTAAACCCTGATGATACGATGAATTATCAAGCTACATACGCACAGATGGCATCTTCCATGGGAGCCACTGCCGATAATGCCACAAAACTTTCACAGGTATTAACTGAGATTGGTGGCGACCTTGCGTCTGTAAAGAATCTTGATTTTAACGATGTATGGCAAGATATGGCATCCGGTATGGTGGGTATGAGCCGTGCATTGGATAAATACGGAATTAATATCCGTGTCGCAAACTTACAGCAGGAACTTTATAATCTCGGAATTGATACAACTGTAGCAAAATTAAATCAGTCAGACAAGGCTATTTTAAGAACCATTGTAATACTCAATAGTTCAAAATACGCCTGGGCGGACTTAGCTGAAACGATAGACGATGGTTACGAACTGTCATTTGTCGCCTAGCACAGTAATGTGTTAGTGAAAATCGAGCAAAATCGGTGAAGCCTGTACTGAATTCAGCATGGTAATACCGAGGTAAGTGCATAGATTACGAAAGGCTATGCAACACCGTAGAGCGTAGGAGATGAATAAATATAATTCTCCCAAGAGTGCTCGACAACCATAAGGCGTAGTAATACGTCTTATTTTTATGGTTGAAAATGTACGCCGACCTTACGGGAAACCGTAAGAAGTAGAGGATAAAAAGCCTTTACGATAACAATGTGAAATCAGCCAGCTAACCAAGTTCGTATGCTCAAATCAAATTTTGAAGCACTGGCACGCTCAATTGGTACACTATTATTGCCTATTGTTGCAAAAGTGTTGCCATATTTGAACGGAATTACAATTGCAGTTGAACGAGTATTTTCTGGAATTGCAAGACTGTTAGGAATCAAACTTTCAGACTATGTATCATCCACAAAAAGTGCATCTATAGACATGGATTCCATGGCAGATGCTTCTGATAATGCAGCTTCTGGGCTTGGAAACGCAGACAAAAACGCAAAGAAATTAAAGAAGTCTCTGTCTGTCTTACCATTTGACGAACTGAATCAGCTGAATAGCGATAAGGATTCCAGTGGCAGTTCTTCATCTGGTTCCGGCGGTGCAACTCCACATGTTCCGGCACTTGATGATGCACTTGCCGATGCTATTTCCAACTATCAAAAGGTCTGGGATGAAGCATTTGGCAGTATGGAGAACAAGGCTCAACAGGTTGCAGATAAAATCACTGATGCTTTTGAAAAAATCAGAAAAGCAGCAAAACCTACAACCGACGCAATCAAGAAATTGTGGAATGAGGGGCTTAGTAAGCTCGGTAATTTTTCTATTAATGCATTGAAAAATCTTTGGAAAAATTACTTAAAGCCAATGGGCAATTGGGCGCTTTCTGACAATTCAGGGCTTCCAAGATTCTTTAAAATTACTAACGACATCCTCAATAAAATCAATTGGTCAAAGCTTCAAACTGTTCTGAAAAATTTTTTTGAAATGCTTCAAAAACCAACGAAATTTGTCTGGACAGGGCTTATGGATTTTTATGAAAATTTCTTAAAACCCATTTCTGTTTGGACAATGAATGAAGCTATTCCAAGACTTGTAGACGCACTTACACGATTCGGAAACACTATTCACTGGGATGAACTGAATGCAGCACTTTCAGATTTTTGGAGTGCGCTGGCACCATTCGCTCAAACCGTAGGCGAGGGGCTTGTATCATTCTTTGAAAATCTTCTTAAAATAGGAGCGGATTTCATTAATGATAAGGTTCCGAATGGCTTAAAATCCATTTCCGAAGCGTTAAGGAATATTGATCCAGAAACAGCAAAACAAATCGGTGTAGGGCTTGTGAAAGTTGCTGTTGCGATCGCAGGATTTAAAGGTCTGACATTTATCGGTAGCATAATTGGAAAAGATAGTCCTTTAGCAAAAGGTTTAGCATTGCTTTCCAGGCATCCGTATGTTACCATTGCACTTGGGTTAGCAGGTGTTGTGGCGGCATTGGATAATTTCGGCATCATAGACGTTGATTGGGAGTGGCTTTCCGGAGAAATTGGCAAGGTCAAAGATGCCATTTCCAACTTTATTGATAAAGTTGATTGGGATGCAATCGGTACATCGATTGGGAAATTTGCAGATGCATTTGCACCGTTTGCAGCAGGTTTTGCAGACAGTTTAATTGCTGGATTACAAGGACTTCTTGATTTAGGCGCAGACCTCTTAAATGCAATTGGATGGGCGATTGGTAAATTAGGAGATGCACTTGGAAAAATAGACCCCAAAATCTTAAAGCAACTTGGCAATGCGCTTGGAACCTTTGTCAAAATAAAGCTCACATGGGATTTTGTAAGTAGAATCGGTGGGCTTGTAACGAAGTTGAGTGCATTCCAAAAACTTCTTGGCGGTGGTTCATTGGCATCCGATACAGAAGCACTCGGAGAAGCTGCAACAGCTGCCGGTACTGGACTTAGTTCATTATCATCTGGTTTACCAACCTTAGCACTCATGGCAAAAATTGCCATAGCTATTGCAGAAGGAAGTAGAGCATTAGGCGGTTTCATTGACACTTACAGAGGTGGTAATGGTGTAATTTCCCATTTTAGTGCCACAATGGATACCTTGAGTGATAGTCTTATGAACTCTCAGACCATCACTGGCACAACTAAAGATGAAGTATTCCAGTTATCTGAAAAACTTGAAAACGGCGAGATTTCAGCTCAGGAATTTGGTGAACAGCTTGCCGGAAGTTTAGGAAATGCCGGTGTTAAAGCAAGTGAGTTAGAGGGTGCGTATGCAACTTTAAAAACGCAAACAACCCTCACAAAAGATGAAACAGATGCTCTTGACACAGCCATTAAATTACTGACTGAAAAGCAAGATACGGCTAAAGAATCAGCTAAATTATCATCTGAACAGTATAAAACTATGAATGATAAATTACTGGAACTTAGCCAAGAAGGAGTATACAGTTCTACCGATCAGTTAGGTGCTTTGCAAACTGCATTACAAGAACAAAAATCAGC